AAATAAACCAATGCAATATGCTGATGGAAGAGTAACAGATAATCGTAAAGATTTAGCTAAGACTGTAGAGCAATTAATGAGTGTAACATCTAGAGACCCATTTAAACTAGCTAGTGGAGAAAGTTTTGAAGAAGCTGTTGCTAGTATGAGTTTATCTCAATTACAAGAAATAGCTGTTAATGCAGGAGTATTTCCTTCTGGAACAAAAGCTACACTTAAAAACAAACTACTCAAAGAGTATGAAAATCGTACTCATGGTAGATATGGTGCTAGCACAAACAGCAAGCCTATTGTTGACCCAAACTCGCAAAAGGCTAAGGATATACTACGAATCATCAACGAATAATGAATCAACTTGGCGAGCTAGCATTCCATATTTGGGATATTGAATTTGGGGATCATTCTACGGCTCTCGAAAGAGAGCGGAATGCTCTTCTAATATCTGGATACCTTGAGGCTAATTTGGGTCAACTTAATACATTAATTCATACTGATTTTTATGTAGATAAAGATAAAGATGAAGTTATACCAAGCTTGCAATACGAAGAAAAGGCTATTTTTACCCAGCTATATTTAAAAGACTACATGAATAAGCAGGCTAGAAATATATTGAGAAATGCAGCTGCAAATTCAAGTGATAATTCAAGCTCTTCAACCACTACTGTATTGGGAGTTACTGATTGGACTGAATTAAGGGAAGGTGACACCAGTATAAAAAGATCAGTTGCCACCTCTACCACTAAAAACACATCTGCACAAATATTTCAAAAATCAGCAAAAGAGGCTAATGAGCTTTTAAAAGACTTAGTTTACTCCTATAATTTATATGGGGCTAAGCCAATGCAAGTAGCCGGAAAAGACGCGTTTATAACTCAAGATGTACCCCCTAGTGGTGTAGCTTAATATCTGAAGTAAAATTTTGACTTTGCGCTGGCATTAATACATGATGAAATAAACCATTGGGGTCATTTTTATTAATGCTTTTAATAATAAAATGATCTACTGGCAGATTCATATCATTATGTTTATATTCATTTATTAAAACCTTTGCTCCAGAAGGGGTTAAGATATATGCAATTGATGTCATGTGCCAAAAATAATCATTTTTATGGAAGAAGTTATTCTTCTTAACATTAAAAAAATATTTGTTATACTTTTTTAAAACCTTGCGGTACAGAGGTAAATTTCTTTCAAGACAACCACCAAGATAAATGATATTATAATCTGAAGGTAAGTAATTAGAGTATTCACAATTCCATTTGTCTTCGAAACCTAAATCAAACACAACATCATCTTCAAGAATTAAAATAGTTTTATTTTCCTGGTATGCAATTAACCAAAGGTTATAGTGACTAAGAAAACAAGCCTTCTCTTCTTTAGAGAGAGGTTTTTTATCATTTAAAAATTTTGAATCTATAGCATTAAATCTATTAATTCTAAAATTAATATTTTTCTGAATATTGTATAATCTATCTTTTCTTCTGCTAAGATTAATAAAATATGATTCATCAACACCGTTTAAACATTGATTTGTATTCATCGATAACTTTTGGATTAGTTGGATTAAATTGATATATTAAGTCTTCAGAGACCCTGCGAATAGCAGAATTTAAATTTTTGTTTTTGTGTTGATGTAAAGCTAGCTTAAGTTGATAAGCTCCTGTATGAGTATCATAATCAGGATAATAAAAACCCGCTTTTTTTAGCATATCAGAATTATGTACTAGCGGTATATTTAAATATAAAGATTCTAAATATGTATAATTTAAAGCGTTCATTAATTGGTGAGACAAAAATATACCAGGGCCATTATTAAGTATATCTGCAATAGGCATGCGATCATGTAGTATAACTTTATCGTTTTTAAAAACATTTAAACCTTTGAGCCAAGAAATAAAAAATCTTGAACGTTTTAATTTTGAAGAACAATATACATTGACTGTATTGAATGCATTAGGATCTTGATTATAAAGCTCTTCTGCAATTAAAATGGGGGGCATACAGTGTTTGGTGACATTAATATTAGGTTCTAATATAGAAACATTATTAGACGGCTTGACTTCAACATCAAAAATAAAATCAGGTTTCCATATATAGGGAATAGTAAATACATTTTTATTATTGTATAATGTAGACAAGTAATTTTTATACAGCGAATAATGAGGAGAAACCCAGATTTCATCTACAAGCTTTGTATTTGAGGCTATATTGTTAGAAGTTGAGTTATTAATATCCCCTATAACTTTATTTCCGTAATAAATATGAACATAGCGAACTTTAGGGTTTATCTTTTTATATTGTTGAATTTCAGATTGATGCAAAAAAGATTCAACACCCAAAATATAATCAAAAAAAATACCTTTATGTTCTTGCAAGTTTCCGCAAGTTACATTAAGGCCAATATCTTCTAAAAGTTCTGTAAGGAAAAATGTGTTTTGAGACAAGCCGTTATAGCTTTTTTTTTATGATTGTTTGTTAATATAAGAATGTTCACATTAAAAGTTTTTTATGTCGTTGGACTCTTGATATTTTTCGTATTTCATTTTTACTTCTTGATATTTTCTTTGAAACTCTTGGATATGAGAGGCATCTATCCCTGCTGGCAAACTCATATCGTCACCCATTGAAAACAAGGCAGACTCAAAACGACTTACGAAATCTAAATCTATATTATACATTCTCTCGATAGCATCTATAGATGCGGGCAAATTCGCCAAATCCATCGGAATCCCTTCGATTTTTTTTGATTGATCAGTTTGCCTATTATTATATTCTTTTATAAAATTATTATAAGTTTCTTCTTGAAACTTTTTATTTTCACCTTGTACATTTGATAACGCGGCAGTTAGGTCTTGAAGAAAGGCTTTATGTTGAGACTTGTCCATAAATTATTATAAATTTATTTAAGTATTATTCTAAATTTTACTAAGGCACTATAAATTGACCAGTGAATGGATCGCTTAAATAATAAGAAAATTGCCCAACTTTTTCTCCTTGTATTTTGTTACATTCTATTGGATAAAATAAAGCTTGCTGGTCATAAAAAACACTTTGATCATTGATAATGATATTCCCAGGATGCAATATATTGGTTAAGAAAATACTATTGCCGGATATAATTTCTATACCACTATAAAAAGAGCTAAAGGTTTTACGAATTAAATCTCCGCCAGCAACAGAATCAACGTAAGATTTATTTACTATATGAGAGTCATCAGTGGGCTCTACTCCGCTCAAAGTAATATTTTTTAAAAAAGTATTACTACCTTCTATAATTTGATCTTTTTTTATGTCTACTTTATTAATATCTAAATTAACTACATTTGATTCAGTTTGAATTTGTTTGTCTACATTAATTTGAGATAACAAATTTGGAGTAAACTCTAAAACACTTTGGTCTGAAATACCATCACCAAAACCATTTACTGGAACCATTTTGTAAAGATAATAAGTACCACTAGCATAAGAGCCTGTAAATCCATCTCCTTCAATTTGGTAAATTTCCTTCCTACCTATATCAGCCGGCATGTCATCAGGGTAATGGCCCAAAGCGGTAGATTCGTAGAAATAATTTTTGTAATCATTAAATTCTAAAATTTCATTTAGTTTTGGCCCCACATCTCCATCAATTATTTCAAATGCCGGCTTCCTATAAACATCTACCCTACTGATATTTTGAGGGGAATTAATCGCATTAATAACAACATCAACCGTAGTATCCATACTAACGAAGTTAGTGGGAGATAAAGAAACACCAACATTTTGAGCTTGGGAAGATATAGTATAATTTGCCAAAGACTGTTGGTTAAAGCTTTTTTTAACAGAAAAGTAATATGAAGGATTCAATCCAGTTCCGACTAACTCTTGACCAGTATAATAAATTAAAGTTGGATCATAATTTGTGTAATAGTTAAAATCCACTCCATCAAACTTAGGGCTAGGCTCAAATGTTAAGTTTAGCTCGTGAGTGCCATCTACATAATTAAACAAAAAATTACGACTCGTAATTTTGGGTAAAGGTATTTCAACTATCCTAGTTTCTTGACCCTCTAATTGATTTGTTCCACTTCTGAGCAGTCTAGCAGAACAATATAAATTTTCATGAGCTCCTGTTCTACTATAAAAATAATCAAAACTGTAGAATTCTTCAACGCTATCAAAAGCTCCTGTGAAATATGATCCCGAAGTAAATGAAGTTTCTGGGGCTGCATCTACAGATAGTAAAACATAAGAACCAATTGTATTGTAATTTGTTCTATTAATTTCTATATCAATATATTGAGAGTCTCTTCTCGTTGCCCCAAAAAATGTTAAGTTATTTCCTGAAATATTTGGGATTTTAGGAAAGTATGTATGATTAATAGTATCAGGTTTAATATATTCTTCACCAGGGCCCAACCAATTGTGTGGCAGAATTTTTAACTGATAAGATGAATTTACAGGTAAACTTAAATTAAATGAATCCAAATTATAAGATATACCAGTCGCTATTTCAGTTTCAAAATTAACTCCAGAACTCACGATAAATGTTGAGTAATCAATGTTTTCAAGGTTATATGTAGGAACGACTTCAAAACTACTGCCGCTCGCTTCAATAAGAATATCAGTAAGTAAAGTTTTTTCAACCTTAGCTTTTTCAGGAACTAAATCTACTATCAATTTAGAAGATTCGCCATATACATCATTTATGATAAATTCAGCAGTAATATTTTCTTCTTTAAATGTATTTGTAAATGAAACATCAAAACTATCAACGGTGCCAGAACTCAAAATACTGTTTCCAGCTTTGAAAGAATATGAAATACTTTCCAAGAAAGGCTCGTCCTGAAAGGTTGAAATTATATTATTATTTCTTGGGCTGATGATTTTAAAACTAAAAAACAAACTAGGGGTTTTGTGATTGTATGTAATTAATTGGTTTTGCAGACTACTATCCAAACTTAAAAAATTATTACTTTCGTAAAAACTCGCAAAAGATAAAAACTTCCCTTCATCTTTAAAATTATAAACAGGAACACTTTGCTCTTCGGTAATATGAAATGCGGTAGTTGCACTGATACCGTTTTGATGAGCAAAAACATCTAAATATACAGTATCACCTTCGTATAAACCTTCAACTACATAACTATTACTTGATACAATTATATTTTTACGTATATAATCATTGACATAAATATAAATTTTATACTGCAAGACTCCGTCTTTTTCTGGCCATGTAAAAGATAAGGATTTATTTGGTAGCAAATTCATAATCAAAGTACATCCGTAAAGGTATCAGTTGGCACAACCTGATGTTCATTATATTCAGCATCATCTAATTCTACAGTAGCTCCACCATCAATAATTTCATACTTAATTTTAGAATGCTCAAGTGCCATAATTTCATATTCACTACCAGACTTAACTTCCTTGATACTTTTAACTTTAAACTGCTTGCCGCCAATATTACTATCTTGATCGTCTTTACCTTGTTTCACTAACCAGACAAAACCACCACGAACATTACTAGATACAGCTTTATCTAAAGTTAATACAAAACCCTCTCTTTCTAAAACTTGGAAGGAGCTATATTGCTTTGTGTGTTCTGGTTCTTCGTCGCTATCTGTGTCTGGAGTAAAAGAGTCTCTAATGTCTTGTATGTAAAATGTATTAATTTCTGGAGGAAGAGCTTTTACTGGGATATCTATGTATATTTTTTTTCTATTATTTTCATCCACCTTCATAATTCTACCACCACATTGGTGGGACATTTTATTATTATCAGCAACTTCAATAATATCACCTATTCTTAAATATGACCCTTGCAGGCTAGTCGAAAAGTTAATTACCTCTTTTTCCAGTTGTCGAGAATGAACCTTTGACATAGCCAACCTATTAGCTTCACCTTTTCTCGTGATAGCTATTCCTGCGATTTTAATAGCGGAATACCCGTGTTCTTTTATACCTTCTATATCTTCATAATATTCACTTTTCATTATGTAGCCATCTCTTTCGTCAAGGTAATCTACGGTACATGCTGTAATTCTAGAAGTTTGGGGTGTAGTTGCATAGGAAAAGCCAGCCTCAGTTACATTTGAATTATTAAAAAGCATAATGCTTCCACCTGCATCATTATCATCTCCTGGAGAGTCATAACTAATATAAACTTTTCCCCCACTGAAGTTTACGGTAGCTCCATATAAATTCAATAACTCTTTAATTAGATCATATGCAGGTTTCTGAGAGTTAATGTAAACATTGCACATGTACCTACGTTCTTTAGTAGTAATCCCCTCTAAGGCTACAGTTACGGGTTCGTCACAACGTTTAGAGAATTTCCAAAAAGACCACTTATCTATATCATCTTCTGTTAGCCCATATTTACCCATACCATAAACAGGGTTCCATAACAGATCATATATAATCCATGCAGGATTACTTGTCCATTGTAAGTTTTCTTCGAAAAGGCCATCCCAAGTAGAATCATAAGCCCCAAGTTGAGGTTTATAGCCTGTCGGTATTTTGACCAATTTACCTTTAATTAAATATTCTCTTCGAGGTATATCAGGCATATCTTTAGAGTTTACTCTAATTCCTATCATGGCTGAATTTGGATAAGAAAAGTAACCCGCAACATATTCATTAACAGAGAATAACTCAGCATCCATTTTATATCTAGCTTCTATAATACCACCAGTTAGTGGATCCATTTCTCTAGTTAATCTATATACTTTAATTAACCTATTTCTGTAGTTATTCCCAGACTTAGGGTCAAGTGAAGCAAATTCAGGTATAAAAATATCTTTAACAAAAGGACTTGTTGCACAACCCTGTATTGTAAAATCTTTAGACTTGAAGGGTTCTCCCTCAATGCCGTACTCAAGTCTAAACATTAATTTTGCTGGCCAAATCTCACCGCTATTTTTTATTATTTCGCCCATTTTTATGCAAAGAAATTTCATCAATCCCGAATTACAAGGAAACTTTCTTGCTGCTGCAAACGTAGCTAAGGCAGCCATTAAACTTGCTGCATTAACAATGAAACTTTTTACTATCTCTGTTGCAGCTATTTCTGCGGTACCAGATAGTACTGGGGGATTAAGGCCTACACCACTACCAACCGAAGAAACTGGGCCACCACAAGGAAAAGAAGCACCCATAGAATTATTAATATCAACCTGAGGATCCGGTATCGCAATGTTAACAATTTGATCTAGAATTTTTTGAGCAATAATATATGCAATAATAGCATAAACTGTAGGTTTTAAATTTAAATAAGAAACAGATTCGTCACCTTCGTATACATAATGCAATTCATTTACCTTAATCGATAAAGATACCATTGAAATTTCTGGATTTTCTACTGTATGCAAATAATAAAAATCTTTACTGTTTTGATCTCTTGGACCATACAAAGGATGATTAACTATGTGGGTGTGAGCTGGTAGTCTGAATTCTTGAGCTAACAAAGGAGATCTATATGATGAATGAATATCTCGAGTGGCAAAATAAGAAGAATTGGGATTACCATTTTTGTAATATCCACCCTTAATATCAAAATGAAATTTAGAGAAATTAAACAATCCATCCTTATCCCTCATTGGTGTTCCATTTAAATAGATAGACCTAGCCCAACCATATTGATCTGTCACTGGATCATTGACAGGTATGTCGACAGAAGAAGAAGCGGGAGGTGAAAGGCTTATAGTAATAGGATTATCAGCCTCAGAGTATGAACCAACTGGGCCACTTGTATCAATGGTTAAAGATGTTACCGACCCTTTAGAGTCTGTTGATATTTTGAATCTAGGATTAGAACTACCCGAAGAGTTATTGGCGGCTTCAAGAAAATCGTCTTGAACAAAGTTTGTATTAAAACCAAAACCATACTGAATTAAATCAATATACTGAATTGAACCATCTTGACTTATCGCGTTTCCGGGTATTCTTAATTTTAGGTCTTGCTTAAATAAATGTTCATCTGGATCTATATAATGAGTGTTACCAGCTATGGCATAATCTCTAGTGGAATATGTGTATCTACTAAAAAAAGAATTATGTTTTTTAATTTTGTTAAAACTTTTTTGATTTAAGGGTAAATAAATTTTATTAAATGTTTTTTTGTTGGTGTAGCCAGGATCAAGAACAAGAGCTTGAGCAATTTCTCCATATTCATTGGTCGTGCATTGTATAACCAAAGATAAATCTCTAGCTGGATCTGCAGATAAGCCAGCCAAGCCCCCTAAAGAACCCACAACAGTGAAAGATCTTTCTAGGGCATCTTGTTCTTCAAAACTTGGCCTGTATCCTTTATTTGCTCCATTTACAGAATTAAGCATAACCTGTAACCCAGTACACATGTATCTATTGAATAAAAATATAGAACTATTTAAACTCGCACTGGCACCATCAGTAGTCCTATAATTGCTACCAGTATTTTTTAAAAACAAGGAGGTCACTCTGCCTGTAAAAAACTTACTTCTCGCCCCAAAGACTTGCCTTTCAATCCTTGCCTGCCGGACAAAAGGCACAATCGACAGATTCTTGTGTACAGAGGTAGTCCACGCGTAATGTTTAGTAAGAATAACGCGCCCAGTTTCTGCATTGTAACTAGAAACAGTAGTAAACTCCCCGATCCCGGGTTGACCCATAAAAAATATTTTGTCTCCAGGCCTAACAAATGTTCTGTTTCTTAAATAAACATAATTCGCAGTATAAGTGCGTCCAGGTACGCACCCTTGAGCTGGATCGTCATAGTATTCGTCATAAATGGGTGTAGATCCAAGTGAACTCACTCTATCATAATCATTACTAGACAAGTCTACAACCTCACATTTCATACCTATTACAGCTTTTACTGAGGGAGGTTTTTCGGCAGATATAGTAGCTCCACCTTGTGAGGCGTTTAAAGTAAAATCTATGTGTTCCAATTCAAATGAAGCTGCAGCATCATTACTAGAATCGTTCACATTCATATTGTCTGGAAGGATTCCATTACCTAAACTACCAGGCCTTACACTGAAGCTGGAAGATATATTTAGGTGCTGTTCTTCTACATATTTTTTATAATTTGAATTAGTTAAACCTGTGCCATATAGTTTGTTTTCTACTAGCTTTCCCCCACTCATAGTAATGGTAGTCTGTAGACCATTATTACTTGCATCAATTTTGAAAACAATGCCAATATCTTGATAGTATCTCTCGAAAGCTCCGGTTTGTGCAGTGGCGGTAGTAAAAGGTAGCGCGGTATCAGTATGTGTTGGCAATATTGGAGTAAAACCCCCAATCATTGAATCATAAACTGGCAAATCTGGCGTTTTTGCTACTGTAATCATTGCAACTTTTCCAGAAGAATTTATACTAGCAAATGCTTCTATAGTAGTGGGAGCCATCATGAATTGAGAAATAGAACCATTGCTTTTATGTTTTCGAAGAACCAAAACTTCAACTCGATATACTATATCTGGCACATAATAACCTTTATTCAGGTTAGATTCCTGAGCCCCAAATGAAGTGCTTCCGCCAGCAAAAAATATAGAACTTCGATCAACCTTAGCGATATTTTCACATGGGTTAGTTGCATCGTACATATATCTACAAGAAGGTTCGCTGGGGTTCTGAAGGAAATTAACAATGTTTGAATCTTTTGCAGAGCCGCTACCAGGTACATATTTAAGGAAAATTGGATTATGATTTGAGGATCCACCACTAAAAATACTCGTACTAGTAGGTAAAGCTGTTGATGGAATAGTATGACCTGTATGGTTTTTAAAGGCGTCATAAACTCTTTTTGAAAAAGTTTCATTTCTAAGCAGATGAGCAAGTTTTGCGGATCCTGAGTCTACTGCACTTCTAAAGTAATCGACATATTTATTTGAATTAGTTTTATAAGAAAAACTGTACATTAAAGGATTACTATTTGCTGTAGGTTGTGGTAATGTAGCTCCAGAAGCATCACCACCTTGCACACCCGCGTTTCCAGCTACTTCACCACTTCTTTTTACGGAAACCGTACTCAGGGAAGCATATTGGCTAAAAGTAATATCAACATAGTAATACCTGAAAAAAGTTTGAGTAAATGAATAAGTGCATGGACATTTTCTAGTAGCACCATGCCATGAACAATTGCTAGAAGGCAAACGAGCCCAACTTCCATTAACGCCATTACAGGCAGTTTTTGATAACAGTTCAGTTTTTTGAATAGTAGCAGTTCTGTACCCGAAAGTTCCTAAATAAAACCTTAATGATTTATTGTATTGTGTATCATTTAATGGATTTTTGGTGTCAGCATATATTCTAATTAAATTTTTAAAAAACTTGCCTTTTAAATATGGTATTTCACCCGCTTTGGCTTCTGGGTCCGTGGTATCTAGTCCAGCTATAATATCATCATCAGAAATTAAAGCTGGAGAAAAACCAATCTGTGAAGCTGCTGGAATAACTGAAAAATAATCAAATGCTCTAGCCTGAGTAAACCTAGATTGATTTGTGCTACTGGTTGGATTAATGTCTATTCTAGCCGCTTCACTTTGAGGTTTAATGGTAATGTTCGTAGTTGTTGACTTGAGATCCTGAAAACCTAAACCTGCATTGGTTCTATATTCTTCATTTGTGCTGAGATCCGAAAACATCAATCTTTCAAAAACATCATTGGGTAAATCGTGAGTTTCTTGAGTTTGAAAATAATCCCTGGTGCTCAAAGAATCACTCAAATCTGTAGTCTCAGAATCTCCTTGTATGGTATTGCCATCATTAGACGCTAACCAAAAACAATTAAATCCAAGCCTATTATTTACCAAAACATTAGAATATGTTGGCCTTGAATACGTTTTTGCTTGATTATTCCCCCAGATGTATCTGTGGTTCGGCATATCACCGCCATCTAATGCAGGGGAAATATCCGAAGCGCCGAGTCTCTCATCTTTATCTTTTAAAAAGGTTGGTTTCCAATCATGAATATTTAAAGAAAATAAAGAATTAGTGCTAATAAAAGCGAGACTGCCTCTGTAGGGATTTATATGTTCCCAAAAATTTGCAAGCTGCACATCAAAGAAAGTTGAACCTTGACAATATATTGAAAACCAAAAAGAATCAGTAAGATCTACTTGCTGGTTGTAATCCCAGATATGATTGTATCGATAAGGAGCCAATGTTCCAAAGCTGGTACTACCTCCTTGAGCGCTTTCAGACAAAACTGCCGGCGGCAAACTTATCCTAAATCCTCGTGAGTCGGTGGGTTGATTTGCTGTTATAGTATAATTTCTAAGATTTGCAGGGTAGTTTTTACCTCTCACAAGAAGCTCTTTTTCAAATCCATCTTCATCTATAACAGATTCAGTTTCAAAAGAAACTTGAGTTCCACCTGTATTTACATCACGAAGGTGATTTGATGTTAGATCATACTTAATATCAGAGAATATAGCTGTATCAGAAGTTGTAATTGTGTTGTCGTAATTAGCAATAAGTGGTAGTGTAACCTTACCGTGGTCATCACTAAAAAAACCAATACCTTCGGTAATACTGTATTTACTGGGTTCCGAAATCGGCAGAGCAAAACCAGCTATTGGGCCTTCACATATTAAATCCAAGGACCTATATATTGCTATAGATTCTAATTTTAGATATTTACCTCTCGTACCAACTTGAGCACCAATAGATTTTCCGTCATATATAAAAGAGCTATCAGTATAATTCAGGGGCCTGAAGTTTGCATCTTTATTACCCCTTGGTGGAAATACTGCCGGTTTTAAGCCTGGGTTTTGTGCAAAACTTGAATCGTTTCGTCTAGGAGTAAGTGTTTGGCCAGGACCAAATGTTTGCTGAAAACCACCATGAGCAGATTGGCCCTTCTCATAACTAGAATTGTATGCATCATTGCCTTGGTCTGCAGTAAAGTTTTTGGCTGCTGTAGCGTTACTTGGAATAGAAACAGAATATTTACTACTATCATCTGTGCTTGGTTGATCTGCTATTGGTTCTATAGTTTGTTTATCTGAATGTCTATAATTATATTTTTTATTAAAATCAAAACCTTCTCTTAAAAAATTAAAACTTTCAACATTTGGCAAATCAAGTACATCGTCTAATCTGCGAATTTTTGCAGTTTTATAATCAAAGTCGTAGTTTGAAATATTTGAGTTAACCACCAAGCTACCAACCCTCAGTTGACCATAAACAACAGGTATTGGAGTTCCTTGTTCTGCCTTGTTTTCATTTTTACTGTATAAATGGGAATTGGTTTCTATTATTTCAAATTCTTCTACACCACCCGTTTCCTCTTTTGGGGTCAGTTTATCGGTAAGTTTTTGCATAGCCCATCCCATTGCAGCATTTCCGGCAAATGCTCCAAGCATGCCCATGCCAGGAATACCTGCGGCAGCTTGAAATTGTGGTACTACCGTGTATTTATCCTTAGGTAAAACCACATCCATACAAAAAGATTCAAACTTTACACCCGCTTCGTCAATTAAAAAATATTCAGTGCCCAGCAAACACTTGTCAATAAAATATTTTTCAAACCTAGGATTAAGAGCAAACAAAGCATTCCAAAACTCTCTCATACTGGATATTTCTAGATTTATTGATTCACCTAGTTGTTCCGATAGTTCGCCTGCAAATATAAAAGTTTTCATGAGTCCTTATACCTATATATATTATACACTTTATTTAATAACCCATCAACAATTACTTCTTTCTTGGGAAAACTATAAATAGGATGATGAAACATCATTTTATTAAAGTAAACACCTAAATGCATAAACCGAGATATAGTCGGCTCAAAAACAATCAAATCACCATCCTTCATTTCTTTTTTGTCAACAATAAAAAAATAATCTTGAATGTGACTAAGCATATCTTCATTGTTGTTATCTTTTCTTCTAGACCAGTTGATATTAGTGTTGTGTAAATTTATATTTAAATTCAATAAATAAAAATCTTTAACATAACTTAAACAATCTTGAAAATAAGGAATAAAAATTCTTTGTGACAAGCTTCTAGGTTTATAATTTTTAGGATAATGCAGGTATGTATTTTTCGAAGCAGTTGATAATATAAAAGAAGGAAGAGCGAAAGACTCAGCCATAGAAATATCACAGGGACCAGGTCTAGGATCTTCTGAAAGGTGAGTATGAAAAAGAGATATAATATTATTTTTTAAATATTGATTGTAAAAAAAATCGTTTTTACTATTAAATAAATCAGGAAAGAAAGAACCTTCATTCTTAAGGGGGTAAAAGCAGAAATTATTGTTTTGATCGTTTAAATAAAAAAACCCGCCAGTTTCATTATTTAAATCACTTAGTCCATGCTTAAAGGAAGACAATAAAACCTTAGCCGTATGATCCTGGGAATCCTCCAAAAGGTAGTCCATTTTGTTTTTCTTTGTTAGAGCCATTAACTATGCCAAATCTTGCACGACAACCTGATATGCTTTTGGGGCACATATCTTGAACCCAATTTTTTTTATCTTTTAAAGGGTTGGACTGTATACCGTTATTTTGACAAACGTATAAGTGATATACAGTTTCATCAGATTCTTCTATATATACAGAGACGGTATCATTTTTATTATAAGTAGTGTCCTTATTCCATTTGATTTGTTTGGCTTTTGAGGAATTTAAAGTAAAGCTGGCAGACAAGTTGTGAGTTAAATTATTACCGCCTTTGTCAGTGACTGGGGGACCTTTATATCCACAACCATAAGAATGGCGATATTTCCATCCACAAACATTATGAACTAATTTTCTTCCTGGAATTAAGCCCCCGTCTTTTTCAAATCTAGAAACTAATTCAAATTGAATAAAGTCTGCATTTTCTATTGATTTTTTGTTTATTGTATATTTTTCTACAGGAAAAGAAACTTCAGTTGGTGAACCAAAGGGATTAACATTATTTGGAAAATTTTTACCATGCAAAAACTTAACAAAAGTTTTGGTTCTTCTTACATTAAAACCAACAAAATCTTTAAAGTAACGAGTTTTTAAACTGAAAAATCCATCTGTATTGTCAAATTTCAAAGTCGGCCTAGGAAGAGTTTCATCTTCGTAATCAAATCCGTGCGCTTGACACGGTATATAAAAATACTCATTAGAACCTTTTCCGTCTCCACTAAAATATATAGGGTTACCATATCCATTCTCCCCAGCATGAAACTTATATGTGGCAGGGATGTCCTCCTCAGTTTCGGGGTCTTTTAAAATTATTTCATATAAAGTAATTAATGTGGAGGGCTCAAGCTCCATAATTTCATTAAAAATTTTATTATTCATGATTTATATATAATAAATTATTATTAAACACATTCAATAAATGTTGCCGATATATTATGGTTATCTTTATATATGTATGTATGCCTCCATTCTGGGCAATAAAAAGTTGAAATGGTTTTTTGATTAGGGCTCGAGCCTTGTGCGGAGTTCGGGTTCCCTCTATATTGTTTTTGTAAATGGAACCCAAATTTTTTGTAACCCAAATGACTCTCTAAAAACAACAATATCTTCTTTGCTTCTAAATCAGATCGACCATTAAAATTAAGAGATAAATTAGATAAATTATGATTATATCCATATTTATTGAATTTTTTGTAAAAATCATTTACTGAAGAGGTTTTATATTTAGGGGAATGGGCAATTTGAATTGACTCGGTTGGCCTAAAATCAAACATTTTAAAACCTAAATCACCATCTTGACTTTTTGGCTTATATGGATAGAAGGAGCATTCATTAGGGTTATCAATGAAAATTGAATGCCTTAACGGGTTATGAGAAGACAAGCAATTATCGCTAGCATTAAGTTGGTAATAAGGAAACTCAAGAAATAACTCAGTAAAAGGGTTTCCACTATTGAAAGAAACAGAACCAGGGCTTTGATTACTTGACATTTTATAATTCTTGTAACCACCATTTAAATAAACATACTGGCCCTGCCTGAATTCTAAAGCTGGCCCCTGTGTAACTTGAGCAAAATCTTTTCTAGAGGTAAAGGCAACATTAAATTTTGTTGAAATTGTATCAGATCCGCCAGCAGGAGGTTCAACACTTGACAAAATAGATGGATAAGCGCAAGTAAAAGATGCTGTCACGTTATTAACATTTTGAGTTTCAACTTGATGGGAATAAGAAAGACAATAAAATTTATTTGCCTTATAAGGATAAAAAGGAGTATAATCAAAAGGCTCTATTCTTTTATTTGTAAACAAGCCATATATGTGGTATTCTTGAGGGTCATAATAAAAATTCTTCTGAAAAAACGATATCATTTGACTTGATTCTAAATCAGTTAACTGATTAAAACTTAAATCTAATGACATATTTAACGAATTAATACCTTTCAAAGATCTCTGTGCATAACTATCGTTTAATTGAACAGAATCAGCGAGAGAACTAAAAGATGCAGTCGATCCAAATGAAGCTGCTACATTAATTTTATCGTTATTATTTGGTGCAGAAATATCCATTATTTTATTGTTTGAGTGACTTCTATAGCTCCGACCAAATTACCTTGAGAGCTAACCGAAAGAGCTTGAGTATTTATTACTCCATCACAAGAAAATTCAGCCATAAATCCCCTATGATTTTCTTGAGACATAACATCATCTGAGCCAAAATCGTCATAAGATAAATCATGTAATCGAACTTTTAAATTTGCTTCCCTACCATTAAATCCATCCTTCAACATGTCTGGGTCTAAACTTTCACCCTGTAGAGACATATTAATTACAGTAGATTTTTTTGTTACTCTCGTAGGTACTAAACCTAGGTCTGTATTTTCGAGGGTGTCACTAGTTGGAGCTTCAAATCTTGAGTCCCTATTAACATTGATTGAGTAGTCAAAGGAAATCGTATGCTCAAAACCTAATGGGGTTGTGCCAACTATTTGACTATGATCTCCATGAGGGATAGACTGTTGTTTATACAAATCGCTACTAAAATAATCCTCCATTATAGTCTCATCTTTTGTCAAAGAACCATAAATACTAAAATTAGCATTAGCTTGGATAATTGAGTTTGGAGATATTGAAAAATTAAAACTGTTGAGATAAGCGTCTGAGAACCTAAACGGACCTAAATACCCTTCGACTTTTTCTTCATTCAAGGGAGGGAATTGAGCTGGGTTCAATAGTCCAGTAATATTAAAAAATGAAGCCAAGTTTCCAGTGTTGGGGTAAAATGAAACATCAAGACTACCAACAATAGGTCCACTAGCAACATAATTAAATAAAGGATTAAAGTAGCCAGATTGAGCTTCACCTTCACTTAATGACCAGTCGCCACTCTTAGCATAAAGACTTACTATATATTGATTTCCATCAGGAAAAACATCGTGCTCAAAAAATAAAGACTTGCCACTGTTAAAAACAACTTCAGTACCTTTGGGTATTTTTTTAATTGATGTAGCTAGAGGCATAGGGGGACCGCCAGAGGGTCCAAGTAAAACTAAAAATGGGCTGTTTGGTGAAAAATTTTGAGGAACATAATCTATTGGCGTATCAGGTGATGAAGAGCTTACATAAGAAGTTATTTGAAGTTGATTATCATCTACTTGACGAGTAACCGACAAAGGTTGACTGACGGCCAAACTAGCTTGCTCAGCAAAAATAAACTCACCCTTCCCGTCTGAAGAAAGGTACAAAGGAACATTTTCATAAGGTTCAAAAATCATGTTAAAACTTTTATTTTATGAATACCCGGTTCTTTAATCATATTCACAACATTTTTATATTGATTTATTTCATCAATAGTTAAGATGTTATTTACTTGATTAAAATTAATATTTTCAGAAGTATCGCTAGTATCAAAATCAATTACCTGAAATGGTCCATCAGTTAAAGGTTTAAAAATAAATTCTTCATAATCCGGAGATTCATAAGAAAAGCCTGTCACACCCACAATGCCCTGAGATTCAGTCATAAAGGTTAAAGCAGATGGAACTTCTACACTTGTGCCATCATCAAAAGATATTGTAGATTCAGCATTTACAATATAACCTCCAGCGGAATTATTAACGACCGATTTAGCAATCGGTTCATCAGATAGCTCATCTTCAATTACATAATAGATTTGATTGGTTCCAATGTTTGATACATCCCAAATAATAGGATTAAGGTACTGCCTATCGCTTTTGTTTATATATCCATTGTATGTAACATTCACAGTAACTAAATCGGTGCTCGAACTTTGTATAGAATGATTAACGATTCTTGCATTTTTTATAGTAAAGGTTTCTATTCTTGAATTATCTATTGGATTATTTAAAACAATATTCAAGTCTTGCTGATATGGTTTTTTAATAAAGTCTCTAAATTTAGTAAATTCATAATCATTAAAATCAAATGTTAAATTTGCTTCTTGAAATATAGGGTATTGAATATCAACTTGAACTGGGCTAGTTGATCCTATTTTATACAAAGGGTTTCTATTAATTCTTATTGTATATTGAAATCTAGAAACTCTATTTGTTTCATAATCTTTAGCATTAATTAAAATAGATCCTTGATTGGGTATTTGTATGTCTGGGTTAAGATTATTACCTTCAGCTGTTATACCTTGACCTAAGTCACCGTAAACATTAATTGAAGCTTGAGCCTGGGGTATTTGACCTATACCAGCAGAAAAAGAATATTCTGTTAAAAACCCATTGTCAAATCCGATGCTTTTATTTCCATAGTTTATACTACCCTTAATAGGTGTCTCGTCTATATAATCTAGTAAAGGTTCATCTCCTATATAATATTTTTGTATAGAAAAATTACCAATCATGTTTCCCTGCTTTGCTGGATAAACATAACCCTTACCAATAATATTAATTGGTTCCTGAGAAATAGAGTAACTGCCATTAATATCAGTTACTCCAGACAAAAGAATACCATTTAGGTAAAACGTTTGCTCGTAATTAAATAATGCATTTTTAGTAGCCACTTAAAGAACCTCCTGTTTGCTTTTCTTGAGAAATAACACCAACTACAGCATCTTTGATTTTGGAAGCCATAGCTTGATCTGCATCTCCCCCACCACTAACAGTAGACTCACCGCTGGAGCTGACGTTAATATTTATGGTAATATTCCCCCCAGAACCACTTGAAGAATTAGGAGCTTCAGCAGTTGGAGAAGATGGAGCTTTTACTATTCCACCTTGATTCATCATATTCAAAGAATTTAGTCGATCAAAAAATCCAGGATTATTTTTTTCAATCTTACTAACACTATCAGCCTTTACTACATATTCCCCCTGATCTAACATGATAGGGCCAATTTTATCTATTCCACCCCTTCCAATAACTTTACCACCTTGAGACATCTGTGTGGGACAGCTACCACCAGAACATCCTCCTCCATATGGCCAGTTACTCTTGCTGAATTCTGCATCCAGTGATTGATTTCCATATATAGAACTAGAGTCCAAAGAAATTCTATTTGCTTTAAAATTTTGACTAGCATTATATTCACTCAAACCTTGAGGGTTCATGCCAAATGGACTTGGGGAAGATCCAGAAGAAGCCTTAAGAAGCTCATTGCTTCGATTTAAAACTTCAGCACTCTTAGAGAGGTTTACGCCTGATTGTTTAGACATAGACATAGCTCTAGACATTTGAGACCTGTCTGATTTACCAAATGCATTGCCACTAGTCATGGTAAGCTCATGAAGGGTTTGAGGTTGCCCTGTGTTCTGAGAGCCTAATTGAGATCGACGATTTGAGCTTTGTAGATTTTTTGACATTTCTAGACTTTGTTGTAATTGTCTTGAGGTAGCCATAGCTCTAGCCATCTGGTCTCGTTCTGCTTTAATAAACGTACCGCCAGTTAATTCTTGACCAGTTAATGCTTTATAATTTTTGCCAGATTCTGTTTTCTTGAGGCCCTGATTTAAGAACCCAAAAGAAGCTCCAGCCTTTTTCTGCCAGCTAGAGTAATCAGTAATTCCTTGCTTTTTCCATCTAGCCATGTCGCTAGCAACACCAGTGTTAACAAAATTGGGGTCATTTTTAGATGGGTCGGATTGATAAGCTTTACCTGAAGCCCAACCTTTCATTACACCACCAACACTGCCTCTAAGTTCCCATGCGGCTTTTGCTGTATTTGCTAATTCGCCAATTTTACTCATAGCTAAACCGCCAGCTAACTGTCCTACCATACCCGAGTATTTTTCATAGCGAGCTTTAGTTTTAGCATTCTTTTGTTCTACATCGTATTGGTATTTATTCAATAAATAATCTCCATACTTTTTGCTATAATCACTTCTGACTCTTGATCGAGAACTCATCATATCTCCAGTTGGGTCAATATCTAAAGTGCTACCAAGGTTTACCCTTCTAGAACCTGGATCAACTGGGGCAGTTGGGCCACCATAAGGTTGATCTTCCCTATTGGAGTGTGCTGCAATCATTGTTCCAGCTAAGTAGCCTCCACCTCTAGCAACATTCATTGCAGCGCTATCACTAGATGGATTGAATATATTATCATTTGACCACTTCTTAACATCATCCCAAACACTGCCACCCTCATATCTATGCAATAAACCACTAATGTTTTTACCAACAGCCGCAGCTATTCCTCCAGCATTTAATTTAACGACTGGAGTTGGTATAGAGCCTCCCGAAGCTAAAGTGACTGGTCCACCGTCTTGCATTTTGTAAATATCTTCAAGACTACCAGTAGAATTCATTTTATTCAACTTATCCTCTCCCAGTCTATCTACTATTTTTTTACGTACTACATACTCACCAGCAGTAAGCATAGTTGGAACTTTTTTGTTTTCCGTATAACCAACTCTTCCGCCTCGATTTCTGCGTATTATTCCTCCATTATATTTAGTTACTCCAGTAACTGCACCACCAGTACTAGTATCACTACCAAATCCCATCATCGAGAAAATGCCACTAGTTAATTGCATTGATGCTCTGTCAATTAATTTGTCGTGTATTTTTTGCACGATACTACCTGCAAATTTTAAAAATACATCTTCCATTCTCATGGTTGAATCTGCAATGTCTCTAGCCATTTGTCTGAATCCATCTTGAACCGCATCAAAAGAAGTATTAGCTAATGTTTCTGAAAATCTTTCTATGGCCATATTGTTTTCTGCAATTCTAATATTTAGGGTGTCGCGAAACAAATTTTCTTTGCCATATAGTTCTATATTTTTTTCCTGGGTAAGCTTAGCTAGCTCTAATTGTTTTTCTGCAGCTTTCAGAGTGTTACCTTCTCCGGCATAAACACTCTGTTGAGCTGATAGTTTTTGCTCTTTGCCGCGTTGCTGAGCTCTATTAACATCAATTTCTTGAAGTCCTTCTGCGGCAAATCCACCCATATTAATTTTGTGGTTTAATTTATCAAGGGTAACTTTATGCTCTTCTTGAGCCTTAGCCATTTCATATGTAGTTTCAGCAAGATACAATCCAGCTTGTCTGTTTGCGTCGTATTGTAAAGATAAATTTCGAGTTTGATCGATTAGATCATTTGTAGATATTGCAGCCATAGCTTGATTACCTGTTTGACCAACAAATTGCGAAAGCCCTGGATTGGCTTCCGCATCATCAGATGTAATTGTTTGATTCATTGCTGCGCGTTGTGCTGCAGCCAAACCAACTTCACCAGCTCGACCAGTTATTTTATTTGCGACTTCATCTTTAACTAATGAAGATAGCATTTCCTCGCTTTCCAGCAAACCAAGTAAAGCATTATTTCTTCGCTTTGTTATGTCAAGAGAGGAGGTTCTTTGATTGTATTCTCCTTCTGCGAGGGCTTGTATACCTTCCGCAGTTAGCAAACCTTTTGTTTGAGTTTTTTGAAGTTCACTATTATATCTACTTGTATTATTGTTAGCTATCTGGTTTAATACCGCATTTTTACCAACAAGGTCTGCGTTTGCCTTAACTCTTGATATTCCAATTTCAACAGCTTGAGCCTCTCCATTTTTTAATCTTTCGATAAATTGAGCATCATTAAGTATTGCTAGTTCGGCTGCAGCCTGCTGTTTTCTATATTCTGCTCCTTGTTGTGTAAATTTAATTGAGTCTTTAATATTTTTTGTAACTTCTTCAGTAGCCACATCTTGACCTTGAAAGACACTACTTTTGCCATTAGCACCACCATCTTTATCTTTACCCAGTAAGAGGGTAGCTCCTTCTGAAATTTTAGAGATATCCTCAAAGGTTTCAGCTTTATCATATGCGGCATTAATTGATTTTAAAATTGCAGCTCCAGCTGCAGCAGCTGAAACTTGACCATCCATCTGTTGCTTAAGATCTTCCAAATTGGCTTGAATAGAAGATGTTAAGCGTGCATCTAAGCCCATTTCACTAATATCAGTAGAGAGTCTAGCTGTATCAATGGCCCCAATTTGGCTGTCTTTATCTACATATTTTCTATTGATTGAAAGTTTTGACACACCTTCTTTTCTTGCGAGCTGGCTTCCTATCTGTTCTTTTAAATCGGCGACAGCTTTTAATCGAGCATTTCTTTCTCTGTCATCTAAAGATTTTAATTTATTTGAATGAGCTCTTCTTTGTCGAGCCAGCATAACCTCAACATTAGTAGCTTCCCCTAAAGCTAAATTTTGATCGTACTTTAATTTTTCTGCTTCTTGTCCAAGTTCGAACATTTTATTTCCATGTTGAAAGCCCATTTCCTCTAAACGTAAACGGTTAGCCATTTCTCGATTCATGTCAAAAATATAATTGTTAGATATTTGTAAAAGTTCATCTAACTTTTTTTGGTCTGCGGCAGTTTTTGCTGCAGCCTCTACGTGAGATTTAACATTTGTCTTTAAATCTTGAAACAATAATTCAACATCTTTTGAGCTAGCACCGCCCTCCATGGCTTGTATTATACCCCTAGCTTGACCCTTTATGGTGTCTGGCATGCTTTCATCGTCAGCTATTGTTTGAGCTAATTGTTGCGGAGTCATCCTACCTTCGCTTGGGTTGCTTATATTTATTTGATTAGATTGATTAATTGCTTCAGCGAATGATGATTCAAATTCAGCTATCTCAGCATTCACTTTAGACAAGGCCTCATTAAGTTTTAACAGTTGTGCTGAAGATTCTCCGTCTTGACTTGAACTCTTTACCCTACTTATTTCTTGCTCTAAAACGGCTCGCTGTGAAATATTGCGATTATTCTGATTTAGTCTTTCAGAAGTTGGTCTTGCAGCGTTAATGTTGGGTTTAAAATTTTCAGTTACAACTGATCTATTTGGGGCCGCAATTGAACCATCGTCAAAATTAGTTTTAGAAAATAATTCTTGAAGTTTGTTAATGCTAGCTTCGGCCTTATTTGCATCAAAGTCATTTTCTCTGGCAACACTTCTTGCCATTTGATTGATCGCTAAACTTCTTCCTATTGGGTCCGCTTTTTTATCTTCCCCCATCATGCCTAAGGAAAGCATATTCAATAAATCTTGGTTCGCCAAAGCCTCAGCCCATTGCTGAACTTGATTTAATCCTTGTAGGGATTCTTGAGCACTTAAAGAAGCTTCTTGTAGTTTTCTTAAGCCTTCAGCTGTACCTGAAGTCATAAGAGCTAATTCGTCTGAGCTTAAACCTAATTCTTTTCCTAACCTACCAGCCTCTTTCATTAAAGCTTCTTGTTGTTTGGATTGTTGAGCTAATAGCTTCAACTCTTGTGTTCGACCTTGGTATGTTCCAGCTAGAGCGCTATTTTCTAGATCTTTTAATTTGTTGTTGGTTTCTAATAAGCCTTCAGAAGTTTGAACTGCCTTTGATAGTCTACCAACGCTTTCAGAGGCTTCTTCTAAAGATTTGTTCATATTTTCAGCAACACTTCTTCCAATTCCAAATTCTTCTCCAAGTATAGTCATTGCTGGGCCTAGTGCTGCTAGAGCAAAACCCACCCCAGGAATAATGCTACCCAAGTTTCCAAGAGCTTTACCAAGAAATCTTGCTGAACCACCTGCAAGGCCTTTCTTATTTTGTCCAGAAGAATCTTTACCTAAACCAGCAACAAAACTACCATATCTAGTAATCTTATCTTCTGATCCCATGATCATTTTATCAACACTTTTACCTATACCTTTCATGGCATCAAATGCTAACATGGCTTGACTACCAGCTTGTACAACACCAGTAAGGGTTCTAGCGGCTGTTCCAGCCGTTCCTTCAACTTCAGAAAAAGCTCCTTCAAGAGCATAAGTTACGGTGGTCAATCCCATTAACCTCATAGACAATCCTTCAACTGCTTCATTTGTAGAATCACCACTTACATTTTTAGGTTCTTTGCTGTATCTATCTTCAACACCTTTACCTGCCACTACAAAATTAGGAATAAGGGCATAATTGGGAACAAATCCGACACTGGCCCCATGGTTCTTAGGGTTAATTCCCATCTTTCTGGATCGAGCAATACCCTGTTTTATACCACCCGGCTCATCTTTTATATTGGTAACAGCAAGGCCTCTTGCATTTTGGGAAGAGCGCAAACTATTGTCTTGCTCTATTCTAATTTGAGATCGAGGTACACCAGCAGCAACTTCTCTATCAATTGCTTGATTCAAAGCTTTATCGTTAGAACCTAAAGCATTAATCCTTTTTCTTTGGCCGCTAAATGCAGACTGTTTTTCTTTTCGATCATAAACTTCCCGAATGATGTTAGTGGGAACTTTAATGTTTTGTGCCTGAAGGTCAGCTATACCTTGATCAAGTGAACTTAGGTCATACTCCAATAAAACTTTCTTAATTTCAGATTGCGAAAAAAGTGTGCCTGAATCAAGTTGTTGAGGTCTAACTACATCTGGTACAGATTTAAAATTCTGAGACATTGATTGATCAGATGTCTTGGAAGTTGATTGAACACTCGAACCTGGGGAACTAAAGTTTTTAGAGTTAGACTGATCACTAGTTTTACCACCGAGCTGTACACCTTCTCCAGGTTGCTTAAAGTTACTAGATGCAAAATTAGGAACAAATCCAGAACTAGCATAATTAGCATTATAATCTTTTATTAAATTAGATAAATTAGGAATGTTTATTTTTTGTGTTGATATTTTATCACTATCCCTCATTGCAGAGTCATAAGCTTTACCAGCATTAATTTTCTGCCTACCCTGACCAATTTGCTTCATGCTTGAGTCATATTTTTCTCGCGCAGATTTATTTATTTGTTGACGCTCATTAGATGCAACATCAAGACTTTTGATAGCAGAAGGGGAGATTCCTTTTTCGGTTAAGTATTTTTTAAACTTTTTTAAACCCTGAGGGTTAGCTTTAATTGACCATTTCTTTTTTCCATCAGAACCTTGATCCATATGCCATTTCACTTGATTAATTTTTGAGTTTTCAGCATCTAGGCTTTTTTCAGATTCAGTTTTTTCTCTTGGCTTAAAAACATTTAAGGCTAAAATAGACTGAGCAGGAAGTGTGGAAATTTTCTTAATAGCTCCAGTTATGTCTAGTTGAGTCGTACCACCAATACTGTCTTTTATTATATTATTAGATCTAGCATAATCACGTATATTTTTTTCGTTATATGAAATATATTTATAATTATCTCCTAGCTTTTTAGATAGTGGCCCCTTCATCTGCTCGAAGTCAACAGACGAGCCATCACTAAAATTCATAGTTTGTTTAATGGCTGAGGTAGGCTTAAATACACCGTGTTTAATTTCGTCTAAATATTTTTTATTTTGAGCCTCATTCTCTTCTTTTGCTTTTTTGTCTTTAGCGATTGCAAAAGTGTTTGGTTGTGTACCCCAAGATTTAACTTGAGATAATGCTTGAGGAGAATTCACCCAATAAACTTCTTCGCCACCAAATGAGCCTTTATTCAACCCAAGAATGGGTTGATTGATTTCTTTCATATGTTGCACGAAATGTTTATAGCCTTCTTTAGTGATAAATGTTTTTTTGTTTTTTATCGTTTGACCAATAAAACTTCTACCAAAAGTCTTTGATTCATAGCCAGAACCATAAGTAGCTGAAGGTCTTTTACTATAAGCAAAACTAGGAACAAGGCCAATTGGCGCAGCATTCAAAGCACTAGCCTTAAATGGGTCTATCCATTCATCTGAATTTCTGGGAATATTAATTAAGTCATCTGATCTTAATGTGTCTATACCAGCAGATTGAATTTGGTTTTTCTTGAAAGACAATTCATTGAGTTGGTTGTAAGATCCAATCTTGTCTTGAAAGTTGTATTGTCTTCCTCGCTTTTTTAGGCTTTTTACAGCAGAAGCTTTAGTGGATAGATCTACCTGAGGAGGCCTAAAGAAATCTCCAGAAATAAACTGTTGAATTTTGGGGGCAGTTCTTGGTGTAATCGGCTCAATATTTACACCTTTGTTTTTCAGTGAAGTATTGTTTCTGAGGTTAAATTTTACAAGAGCTCTTCGAATCTGGGTTTCAGGATCTTGTTGTCTTTGAGCTTTACCCGCAGCTAATGCACCAGCACCACTACGAACATAATTAGGGATTAAGCCTTGATTAAAAATTTGCATAACCTCTTGCTCACGAGAACTAATTTGCCTTGTTCCATTCGGGTTATAGCCAATATCTGATTCAGGCACAATTTGATTCATTGTTTTACCATAGAAATCATAATCCTTCCTGCCATATTCTGTTTTGTAATGATCTAATAAAGAAGGATCGTTCCTTCTACCAGAAACATTGAGATATATTCCGCCATTTTTCTCTGCCCATTGTTGTATGGCTCCACTAGCCATGGCTTTTTTAAACTCTTCAACTTTAGGATAGTGACCTCTCTTTGGATCAGCTCCTTTGTTCAGTATTTTTAAAAGCTTTCTTTTGCTAAAGACATTTTTTTCGGGAATAGTTTTAGATAAAACTTTATCTTTTGCGGGCTTATTAAGTCCGCCGCCAGCAAATGTTTTTGCGACTGTTTCTGAAGTACTAAAAGATGTAGCTCCAGATGGAGCGGTGTTATCAATCTCACCAATATCTCTAGATCCAGAAAGAGGACCACTCACGTGAGATTTAACAAAATTTTGTATAATAGCTACAACATCATCTGGGGTTTTAACTCCAGAAAAAGATGGCATATTTTTACCAATGTTTGGTTTGTCTATAGTGTCTCTTTTTTGACCTCTATATAAATTGAGATTGGCGAAGTTGGGTAAAAAGTCAGAATCTCCGTACTCCTCGTCAAATGACAATGATTGTCTTTTAATTTTTTGATGAATTTGCTTTGGATTCATTTTTGAGAACTTTATAGAATCAAGTTCACTCATCCCTAAATCCATTAAATAAGAAACCTTATCACTGACATTGCGCCAAACTTTTTCAAATTGTTTTTCGCCGCTAGACAATAAATTATTACCTTTATCTACAATAGATTTTGATACATTAGCGATAAAGTTTTTTGATGAATAATTTGGAATTAAGCCATTGCTAACAACACCAAGATCTAAAGATGAATCAATTGAATGATCCCTATTTGCATAATTCGGAATAGCTCCAATGGATGCTCCATGAGTCTTAGGGTCAATGCCCATTTTTTTAGCCCTTTGAATTCCTTGTTTTACTCCAGCCGGCTCATCCCTAGTATTAATGACAGCCAAACCAGATGGATTGGCTTTAGATTTTAAACTGTTATCCTGATCAATCCTAATCATTGACTTAGGGATGCCAGCTGATCGCTCTCTGTTCACGGCTTCAGTTAGCGGGTTAGAGAAATTTGGAATAAAGCCAGAACTAACATCACCAGCGAGTTTATTTTCTTCTGCTGAAGCTCCCATAAGTTTTCCAGCGGCCTGACGGAAATTAGGCACAAAGCCAAAGCTAGATTGGATAGGTTTATAGTAACCTAATTCTTCACCAAATTTTTGAATTATTGAAGCTTTTTCTTTTTGTTTTTCGTCTCCAGATTTTTGATATTTAGTTACTATAGACTGTGGTAGCTGTAATGCATCTTTTTTGTATTTCAGGGGAAAGGTAATTTCTTTAGCTTTAGTTTTCTGCTTATATGCTGTTTTAAATTTTTTATCTATACTTAGGTCATCGACTGCTATATCGTATCCACTCTTAACTTCTGACTTCGACTTTTTGACAGTAGCCTTTCCGGCTCTTTGAGTTTTAATACCACCAAACGATTCCTTATACCCACCTATCATGTCAGCAATATTCAAAGTTAAAGTTGGAAGTTTAGGCGCCGGGCCAGCAAAAGCTCCCCTCTTGGTTTTTCCACTACCAGACATATACTGAGATTTTATACCCGCGCTTATATTTGTCGAAGCATGCTTTACAATATCTTTTTGAAGCTGGCCTCCACCTTGGTCTCCTCCCTCTCTAGTTCGAATAAAAGCTTCAACTTTTTGATCAAAGTTAGGATGCCCGCCAGATTTGCCACTTAACCCTTGGAATATTGGGTCACCCCTATCGTATTGCCCAGCCTCTATTCCAAAAGTTGATGTGTTAGAAAATTTTGCATATGGTATATCCATTCTTTTAGAAGAATGGCCATACTTACCAGCTG